GAGTTAGGTGCTTCTAGAAGTATTGGTCAGGTGTATCCTGAAGAGATTTTAATACTTGGAATTGATCCTGCTACTACTGGTAGAGCTGCATCAGTTTTGCTTGCGTACAATCCTGAAACAGGAGTTAGAACTGTTGTTGATATCTTTGTGGGATTTAGATTAGGTGCGACTGGCGTACGAAATAAATTAATGTATGAGTTTTGGGAGAAATACAAAGACCATAGAGTTGCCTATACAGTTATTGAAACAAACTTTGCTCCTACGATACTAGGAGATGATACTGTAAAAAATCGTGCTGAGTGGGCAGGAACTCGTATGATTGAACATAAAACAACTGGTGCTGGTAAAAAACGAGGATCTAAATGGGACGAAGAGTATGGAGTTGGCGCTATGCAAGCTTTATTTTATAGCGGCCTTATTGCGTTCCCTTCAGCAACAATTTCTGATAAACAAAAGCTTGAGCCTTTGATAGATGATATGCTAGTATTTCCTTGGGCGAAACAACAGGACGCTTTGATCGCTTTGTGGATTGCAAATGGAGAGTGTAAGAACTCTTCATTATTTAGTGTTGATTTAACAAAAGTCGTGTCAAGACGAAATATTCCGCCTATTATAAGAGATAGAATGTTTACAAGGAACAAATGAGTAATAATTTAAATTTTGGTACACCATTAGAAAACGCAAATTCAGCAGGTAGAAATCTTTCTCCTTCTCAGAAATATTGGGATAGAAGAAATCAATTAATTGAAACTCACGCTGAGCATAAAGCTAGAGTAAAAGAAATTACTTCCATTGTTAATGGAGAGTGGCATATGCTTTGGGCTAACTTGACTGCTACCGCAGAAGCACCTTCAGTTGCAAATATTATTGAAATGGGCATACATCACTGGTCTGCTATCGGTGGTGCCGTTATGCCTTCAGTCAGAATTCCTGTTCCTGTCAATGCAGATTTAAAAGGCGGCGAAAGAGCTGCAAGAAAAAGAGAACGTAGAGTAAAAGAATTATGGAGTGGCTCAAACATAAACGAGCTAATGGCTCAATGGTGGGGTGACTATGCAGGAGCAGGTGCAGCATATTGTGGCGTATGGGCAGACTTCTCTGAAGATCCCGCTAAAAGAAATCCTTATTTACAAAGGTTAGACCCTAGGTATTGTTATCCAATTAAGGATACAAAAGGAAATATTATTGAGCTATTAGTTGCTAAGAGAGTATCTACTGATGTTATCTTAAAACAATATCCAGTAGCTAGAGGTGTGTTAGATCCTAGAGTTACTGAAGTAGAAGAGTGGTTTTGGTTTTTTCCAGACAAGTATATTCATATGATTGCTGATGCTTCAAAAACAGGTATGCAAAAAAGAACAGGAATTATCCTAACTGAAGAAGAAAACAAGTTAGGTAAAGTGCCTGTTGTTGAAGTTACAGTACCGTCATTTGACGGACAACCAAGAGGAATTTTTGATCAAACAAGACACATACTTAGAACAATGCACAGGTTAATGACACTTACAATCACAAGTTCAGAAGAAGAAGTTTATCCACCTGTGTTTGAGTATGATGTTATGAATCCAGATGACTTTGGCCCTGGAGCCGTTATACACGGAAGAAGTCCAGAGTCTCGTATGGAACGTATGCAATCTAGAAGTCATTTTGACGCAAAAGATTTAATCGGTAGATTAGCTTCTGAAGCAAGAGCTCAAGCATCTTTTCCTGGACAACTTTCAGGAGATCCAGGTGCAAGTATTGTTTCTGCTGCTGGTATCGACGCTTCTATGGGACAGATTGACGCAAGACTTGCTTTAGCTCATAAACAATTTGAAACTTTCTTAGAAAAAGGAACAGAGATATTGTTAGCTTTTGATGAAAAGTATTGTGACGGAGAGAAGACAATTCATGGAGATGCTGCTGACAGAAAGAAACCAGAGATTTTTATACCTTCAAGAGATATAGCAGGACATTATGAAAACAACGTAAGATACGGAATTGGTGCAGGAACAGATCCTTCCCAAAGAGAAATGAGACTTGCTATGAACTTAAACCAAAATTTAATTTCAAGAGAAACTGCAAGAGACGAAATGGATTTCTTGGAAGATCCTACAAGAGAAGAAGTAAGGATTGTGAAACAAAGAGTGACAGACTCTTTAATGGAAGGTATATATCAACAAGCTGCTCAAGGTAATGTTCAGTTAGCAGCAGAACTTCTTAGCAATATGGGCAAAGAAAATGTCGATTTAAATGAAGTAGTAAGTAAACTTTTAGAGAATTTGCAACAAGAGCAACAAGTTCCAGAACAACCTGGTTTACCTCAACAACAAGGAGGATTACCACCTGAAGCTGCGAACTTGCCTTCTCTTGGTGCATTAGGCATAGGAGGATAAATGAGTGACGGCATAAGTCAAATTACTGATTTAGGTGGATTACCTTACGGCGAAAAAGAAAAAATAGAAGGTGAAGCGGCTGAGAGTGGAATGTCTCTTGGTATGCAAGGAGATACAAATGTTCCAGGAACACCTGCAAGAATTGCACCTGCGCCTCAAGAAAGTTTTAATGTAGGAAATGTTTCTGATTATGTAGCTAATGCTGCTAATCAAGGTGGATTAGCAAGTGACGGACTGCCTTTTGGTCAAGGTATGGGTCCAGCTGCTCCTCAAATAACAGAGTTAGAGCAGCAAAGAAAAAGCGCAGTAGATAATGCTTTAGAAATTTACGCTAATACAAAAATCCCAGCAGTAAGAGTTGCCGCAGCCAAAATAATTGAAGGAGCGGTTATATCTCAAATGCAGGGTGACGATGAGTGATTTAGAAAAAAGATTAGCCGAAGACTCGAAATATAAACAAGAGGAACAAGAGTATGACGGTTATATGTCTTACTATTTACCTTCATCAAAAGATTTAACAAATTATTATCCTCCTTCTGCAAATACAAATGTAGAAAAATACGAAAAAGCAATTTTACATACTAATGGTGAAGTTCCTTCACAATGGGTTTTAGATCTAACTCCTGATGAAATAGATGAGTTAAATTCTTACAGTCCTGACTTTATAAACGAACTTCCTAATGTAGTTGATAGATATGAAGCTATTTTTGATGTAGAAAATGACATAACTGAAACTGCTGCAAGAAGAGCTAAAACTAGAGTTAATAATGTAAATTGGGGAGCAGCTTTAGGTGCTGCAGCTGGAGTAGTTGTTCCAGGAGAAGAGCCAAAAGATTTTGAAACTGAATATAACAAAGCTTTAGATGAAATAACTCAAGAAAAATTAGGAGAAACTTTGTCTATGTTTGAAACTGAAGCTGAATCTATGGAAACTGTAACTAATGAAAAAATTCCTAACAACGTTCAAGAAGGAACTTTAGGAACATTGTGGAACAAATTTAAAAACGGATTAAGTAATCAATATAAAACAGGAGTGTTTTTAGGTAATGCTGCTTTTAGGCCTAACTCTCTTGATCCTAATGATGTTCCAGAAAAATTAACAGATACTAGAAATGCAATTACGGCAGCAGTATTGACTGGTAAGTTTTTAAGTTATGCAGCAACTAAGGTATGGGGACAAGAAGATACAAATCAATTAAACGCAGACGCAGAAGGAAGACAAGTTGCAGAAATAGAAGCTGCAAGAGATTTAACAATTAAACAATTTAAAACAGTTAGTGCAAGTAAAACTTGGGAAATGGCTATGCAGTCTGATCCTGGTCTCGCTACCGAAGTACTCAATCTCCCTTTTGTGCAAGGTGATGTCCAGAAAGCTCAGGCCATTTTTCAAGTTATGAACGAAGCAAATAGTCCTGAATTGTTAGATGCAAATAATAAATACATAGAAGCTGTTTACGATGCAACTGCTGATCAAATTAAAAAAATTGCGTCTGGTGAAGACACAATAGGTGAAGCTTTAGTTAATGGGCTAGGTTGGTATAGTAAACATTTTGTAGGAAGTATTTCAACTTCAGCTTTTCTTTTTTCAACAGAAGAAGGTAGGAAAATGGCTGCTGAATTTGGTTATGGCGAGTCAATTAAAAAAATGGATTATAGCCCTGCCGAAGTTCTTGGTATGAGAGGAACATTTACAGGGTCAATGATTGACTTAGGAACAAGTTTCGGATTTGATCCAACTGTGTGGTTGTTTACTCCTGCTACTGGAATTAGAGCTGGAGCAGTAAAACAGTTTGCTCACGCAAAATATATTAAAGGTTTTATGAACAAAGGCATTGGTAAAACTTTTGCAGATGACTTGTATAAAATTTTAAGAGACGGAACTAAATTACAAAAAAGAAAACTGCTCAGAGATTTCGGAGATGTAAATCAAGCTAAATTAAGAAACACAGTTAGAGATGATATTGCTAGAGGTAACGCTGAGGTAACAAGTGAATTATTTTACAAGCACTATACAGACGCTTTGCTGCAAGGAGACAATCCTTACATTTTTCATAAAACTGCCTGGAATAGTCTTAAAGCAAAAAGAACTGCGTATCTTGTAGAGAAAGCTGCTAAAGGTGACGGTAAATCATTAAAAGCTTTTAGAAAACTTCTTACTGGTAAAAACATATCTACCAAAGTTAATCTTGCAGGACCAAATGCTAAACGTTCAGTTATGGACGCAATAGAGTCTATGATTCAAGGAACTAAATTGCCTGAAGAAGATATTGTTAGTTTGTTGAATGGTTTAGAAGATAGTTTAGATGAGTTGTTTGAAGCTACATTAAATCAAGGAACAAATTTTAATGGTAAAGCTATTGCAGCATTAAGAGTTCAATTAATAAATCAATCTGATCTAATTAATTATTTTGAAATGGCTTTAGGTAAAAGACCTAGAAACATAATTAGAAATTTAGATAATCGTACTACTGCCTCTGGTCAGAGTATTAGAAACTTAGAGTTAGATGAGATTGGTGAAGGAGTTAAGAATCTTGATATGCCTAAATTTAGTTATCAAGGATTAGGTCCAATTATTAAAAAAGCAGAAGCAAAATTAAAAGCATTAAAGAAAAGTGGTGCAGCTGAAGACATTATTGAGAGACAAGTTTCTTATATTAGCAAATTAAAAGAAAATAGAAAAGCAGGTATTGTAAAACCTGCAAAAGGCACTAAACAAGGTGAGATAAAAACATACGATCAATTTCAAACTGAAGGTATTTTATCTGATGAAAATTTCTGGAGAGGTAGTGCTAATAAAGAATTTATGCAACAGTTGCTAGATGATGCAAATGAATTAGCTGGACTTGTTTCTGGATCAAAAGAATCAATTGCAGCATCAGCACAATTTAGTAAATTTTTAGACGACTTTTATGTAAAGTTAGACGAAATTTTAAGCGGAAGTTTAAGAGGTAAAAACTTTGAAGAAGTAGGTGCGTTAATTCAGAAAACACATCATCAACTTATGAACAAGTTAGACAACATTATGAAAGAGTATGACACAATACTAAACACTTCGATTAGAGGAGAGCAACAACGTGTTATGGTAGATGCTTTAAATAATATGGTTGTGAAACTGGGCTGGCATAAATACAAAAGATTTCAAGGTGGTTGGTATGAATTAGTAAGTGCTGGAGATAAAATTTATGATCAAGCTAAAGCAGTTGCTAAAGGTGCTAAGAAAAAAGATAAATTAGAAGTTCTTAAAGACCACCCAAATGCAGTTTGGGTGGAAAATCCAATAAAAATTAAAACTAATAAAAAAGGTGTAATTACTTCAATAGATATTGATTGGGCAACTCTTAAGATAATGATGAATTATAAAGATGAGGTTGGTGCAGCTTCAGCAGTTCTTAGAGGTCAATCTAAAATTTTTGACAAACAACAAGGAACTAGATTTCTTTATAACGAAACTGAAGAAGCTTTTATGGCTGCTGGAAGACAATATGATGCTCAATTAATTCGTGATCTTAAGAAAAATTTTAAATTAAAAAGCGACATACCAGATGAAGAAGTTATAGCTTATGTAGAACAAGTTAGAGATTTAAGGAGAACTACTAATCAAGTTGTTGAAGGAGAACTTCCTATTAGTCCTTTAGAGTTTACTCTTATCAATTCAGCAGTTGAAGGCAACAATACTATTAATTTGTTTAGACAATTAAACGAAAAATGGTGGTATGAAGCATTAGAAAAATTTCAAAGAACTTGGGCTTTTGAAAAAGTTATGAGACCTTCTACTGCTTTCGTTGCAGCTTTTGATGAGTTGTTTTTTTACAAATCTATACACGGTTGGAAAGGAACTGGTAGAGATTATTTGTTTAACAGAGGTGTAAGAAAAACACTTAGACAAATTAGAAAAGCTGGTGGTGTTGATAAAGCTATGAATAATCCAGCATTAGCTGAAGAAATAAATCAGTGGGTTTATAAAGCTATGGAAAGACAACAAAAATTACCAATAGAAATTGCCCAGAGGTATAAAATCGGTTTCGATAAAAATGCCCCTGTGGAATTGCTATCTAATACAGATGCAGGTTTTTTCCAATATGCTCAGCAACATATAGACTCATTACTTAAAGATTATGGTTTTCAGCAATATGCTCAAGTAATTGACAAACTTAGAAAATTAAAACCAAGTAAAAATTTAACTCAAAAACAAATAGATGATATGTTTCTTAAAGGCGAAGACGACTGGGCTCAATGGTTTTCAACATCAGACGCAGATTACATAAAAGGACTTAAGCTTTATGGATATAAACAAGGAGAAAGTGCTATTAATACTGTCTATGTAGGCCTAAAAAAGAATCCTGTGCCTCATCAACATTATTTAACTAATTCAGAAGAAGCTTGGAAATACTATGACTCACTTAAAAAATGGTACACAATGGGTGTTCCTGCTAAACACGTAGATGATGTTTGGAACTCTTTTATAAAAGCAGCTTTAGAGAGAACTAGAAAAGGTGGAAATCTTAATGCTTTACCAGATCAAAAATGGATAGGACGAATTAAAGTTCCAGGAGTTAAAAAACAAAATGGTTTCTTAGGTCAAAGAAATCCACTTATGGCTAGAGAGTCTTCATTAATGGAACAAATGTTTGGTAATCCTGCTTGGAATAGGGCAAACTTGTTTGCTAACAAATCTCACGCAACTAGAGCCGAACAATTAAAAGCATTGTTTAAATCTCAAGGAAAACAAATTGTTAGAGCTGAAGATATAGGTGACGGATTCGGTATTGCTACTGATGCAGTAGATCCTAGATTTCAATCAGATATGTGGGGTATGTCATACTTTGATCAACAATTATTTGATGCTGGTTATGTTACTGACAATTACATAAATGCTTTAGCTGCTGATTACGCAACAAGTGAAATAGACGATATGATGTTGAAGTTTCATATGTCTACACCAATAGGTAGAGATTTTAGATTTCTTGCTCCTTTCGGTGGGCCTTGGTCTGATTTCTGGGGAAGATATCTAAAAGATTTATCTAGACGTAGTCAACTTAGAGGTAATTGGTGGGCATTTACAGATGAAAAAACTGCAGGTAATTTTGTTAAAAGACGTTTAGCTGATACGCTAAATCACCTTCCTAATTTAAGAAGAGCTAGCTATATGTCAAGAATTGCTAATGCAGAGTTAAAAGGAACTGTGCCTAATCCGCTTGCAGGAGCAGGACTTGGAGAAGAAAGAATACAAGTTGATTTCTCACCAATAACTTTCTTGCCTAACGGCGATAGTCCAATGTTTGCAGTTAATCCAATTGGTGGTGTCATACCAATTGCTTTAATCGGTGCTGCTATGAACGCGTTAGATGATGATGCTTACTTTGAATTACAAGATACTTTAGAAGATTTGTTTCCTTCTACTACTTTCTTTCCTCCAGAAGAACAATGGAAGAATCACGGTTTAGGAACTTTCGGTAGTTATATTTTTGGCGGCGGTGTTTTGAATCAAACAATGAGGTCAGGACATTTTGTAATGGAAGCTTTAGGTATGCATGAAGCTCCGCAATCAATAGCAGATGTTCCTACACAATTAAAATATGGAAGAACAGAAAATAATTATCTTTACGACAACACAAACATTGTTTTGAATATGCAAACTAATTGGGAAACAATTGGTGATTTTCAAGATTATGCAAATTCAATTGCTAAAGATGCTAGAGTTAATGCATCTTTATCTGCTGGTGCTCAAGGAGTAATTAGACTTGGTGTTCCTACTAATGTTAAATTTACAACAAGATATACAGACGTTGCAGATAACTGGATTGATTTTGCTAATCAAGTAGGCATTTATGAAGATGTTGTGAGACCTGAGTCAAGAGAACTGTTAAAAAACAATCCTTACAACGAAAATAATAAAGTACAAGTTTTAAATGATATAAGAAAATGGTGGTTTAACTTAGGAAATACCACTGAAGGTAGAGCAAAGCAATTACTATTAGCTAGACAATATCCTCAAATCTACTCTATGACTATTCCTGGTTATACAGTTACAGAGTTAGGAGCAAGACTTCTCCAACAACTTGAAGGAAAAATTTATAACGAAGGTGATGTTTTTAGAACTGGAACACAGGATAACTCAAGTCAATATAAAGACTACTTAGCAAACGGATTGATAGAAGTTAGATTACCTGATGAAAAAGTTAAACATATAATTCACGAAAACGCAGCTTGGGTAGTCAATGCCGTTCCTGTTATTTATGATCGTATGGCTGAAATCATCAATGAAGGGGAAGCAGAAGCAGCAAAATTTTTTGGAGAATTTCAAGGTTTATCTAGTGCTGAAATATTAGCTAATGCTGATATGAGAGAATATTTTGGAATAGAACTTGCTTCTGCAGACGTTAAAAATCTAGAAGATATATCTAGTAAGTTTACAGGTAGATTATTTACACCAGAGGATTTAGGTCCAGAAGTGACTGGATTAATACAAGAAGTGTTAGCTGGAACTGGATATGAAAATCCTGTTAATGGTTTTTATCAACCATTTCAAATAATTCCTTATTTATATGCTGCACAAAAAGCAGGCAAACTAAATCCTGCTTATGTCTTTTCTTCACAAGATTCAGATAGTCAGCAATTTAACAAAGGTATGCAACTTCTTACAGGCCTAACTAAAGCATCAGTATTTTGGGACGAAGATGCAGACGGACCTGAACAATTAGAATTTTTAAAAAGATTTGAAAACAAAATGTACGCTTTAAATGAGTTGTGGGAAACCAATGACGGACAAGTAGCTAACAATCAGGAAATTCAAGATTTGGTAGATGATGTATATGAAACATTTACAATCTTTAATCACATTATGGGAGACATAAATTCTTTTGAAGGTAAAGACATTATGAGTGGAGAACAATGGTGGAACTTCTATATTAAACCTAAATTTAAATCTTTAGACTTAGAGTGGAAACAACCTGTTCCTGCTGAAGGACCAATAGAAGACCAAACTTTTTCTGTAACTTTAGCTGACGGAAGTATAGATGCAAAGTTTCAAACAATTGCAGCTTCTAAGCCATTTAAAGCAGTAAAAATTAATGCAACTGCTAGTAATGTGCCTGACGGAGACACAATTAACTCAATGTATAGCGCAAGTGATACAGAAGCAATTCGTGTTATAGGAATTATGGCTTACGAAATATCTACTAATCCAGTAACAAATCCAGAAGAAAGAGAAATTGCTATACAACAAAAAGCATTTTTACAACAATTAGTTGATAGGTATGAAGGAAGACTTTATTATGTTACAGATTCAAGATTTGGTAACGACAATAGAAAAGATCCATACAACAGAGTTTTAGGTTGGTTGTGGGTAGAAAATGGTATTAATGGAGATTTAGCTGACGGCCAAGGAGAATACTTATTTTTCTCAGATCACTTCAGCCCAGCAGATAACTATTATACTTTGAACAGAGATGAGCCATTTGCTTCTGTCGATATTAAAAAATCTGATAGAAGTGTATGGGATTTAGGTAATTTTATTGATAAGATAGAGGTTGATGAATAATGGCTGAAAATAGAAGAAATCCATACAGTAATACTGAAATAATTGATAATGACGTTATTGCTGGATATGCGTATAAATATTTAGGTAAATTTTGGAATAAAAAAGTTGACGGAGAAGATTTTTTGACAATTTTATATTCTGTTTTAGAAGTTGAATCAGGTTTTAATAAATTTATTAAATCTCGTGGAAATGAAACTTCTTATGGATTATTTCAAATTAATTGGGGAGATAAAACAAATAGAAACAACATCTATAATAATTATCCACAATTTAGAGAAGCTGGTTTGATGAACGTACCTGTAGAAGAAATGACACCTGATCAACACAATACATTAGCAGAGTTAATGTCTGATTTAGATTTTCAATTTGATTTTGCAAGATTTTTAATGGAAGATAAAGAAAAAAGAAACTTAAATTTATTTTCTGATTGGTCTGCTTATACAAACAATCCTCCTGTAAATGGTACAGGTCCTTATAAACCTTTAATGACTAAATATTCTCAAGTTTCAAATTCATATGAAAATGCAAATCCAGCTGATTTAATAAAATTTGCTGATGATTACACACCTACTGCTCCAGTTAATCCTCCTGGTGGTGATGATATTGGTGGAACAGACCCAGCAGATACAAATCTTATTAGTGGTCAACCAACAGATCCAGCAGAAAAATGGAAACAAGTTAAACAATATTATGGCGGAGAGTTTTATGATTATGAAAATGATCAATGGGTAAATGATTATGAAAATCAAACTGGTTATAGAAATTGGTTTGCAACATTTCAAGTAGGTTTAGTAGGTGATGAAAATACAAGTTATGTTGATTGGTATAAAAATTCTTTTTCTGATAAAGAAGGAAATTTAGATAAAGAGTGGAATGCTTTAACGAATCAACAAGGATTTTTTAATCCATTTCAATTAAGTGCTTTAAAAGGTCCTCCAACAATGGCTGATACTGTCAAGATAGCCGTATATAACAGATTTTTACGTTCAGCATCTAACGCAGGTTTTAGCGCTAGTGTTGCTCAATCTATGGCTTTGCAGCATTTAGCAAATCCAATTGCAATAGATCGTATGAACAGAGCAGTTGGATATGCTATGGAGAGAAGTTTATCAGTTGAAGAAATAATAAATATTGTATCTCACGATATTTCAAATTATCAACACGAACAAGATCGTAAAGATTGGGCATTTAGAATACCTGATTATCAAGATACTACTGCTCAAGAAGTTGCAAGTTTAAACGAAAAGATAAATAAGAAGGTAAGTTCTGTGTTACTTCAAGATTCACCATACTTAACTGATGAAATTAGAAGAGCTTATACAGATTACAAAATTATTAATCCTAATACACAAGTTTCCATAGAAGATTTCTCTATGCCTTTTATAAAACAAACTGATAGGTATAAGAGAATATATCATCAAAAACCTGCGATGTTTTCACCAGAACAATACATTAATCAATATGTTCAAGGTGTAGGAAGTGTTATGGCCCCTGGAGATTCAAACTATCAAGAAATGATTGCTAGTCAGGCATCTATGGGCGGAACTGCACAAGAAGCACAAACAGGTGCTTTCTTTGGAAGTGCTAATGTAGGATTAGGAGATACATTTAGAAATAAAGTGTCTTCTTTAGGAGAAAGAGTAGGAGCGTTGTTTAATAGATAATGGTTAGAAGAAATATTAGAAGACTGACTTTTGATTTTGATCCAACGAGACCAGCTAGTGAAGTCATAAAAGAAATACAAGAAAAAGCAGTTAAAGAAGCAATTAAAGCAAAAGTAGAGGAAGCTCCTAAAGGAACTCCTGTTGCTAATATTGTAAAAGAATTTAAAGCTCCAGCTCCAGCACCAGCTCCAGTTGCTGCAGCTCCAAAATCTGAGCCACCTAATAATAGATTTCCTCAAAGGCCTGAGCCAGCTCCAGCTCCAGCTCCAGCTCCTATTGAGCCACCTAATAATAGATTTCCTCAAAGGCCTGAGACAACA